TAGCAACCGCAGGCCTATGGTGGACTTGGTTGAGCCACGATATGGCAAACATCGCAGTGTTCCTTCCAAGAGAACTTAGCATAGACTTGATGCTGTTTATTTCAGTAGTATTTGTCGCAGGCTTGTTCTTTATGTTTAGAGAGAACGGTGGTAAGATACAAAAAATTGTTCTTGAAAAACACAACACTCGTTATGTAAGAAGTGCTACACTGATTGACTTGTTCTATTGGCTAACACTTTATTTCTTCAAAGAACTAAACGACATTCCAATGAGTACAACTTGGGTGTTTGTAGGTTTACTTGCAGGACGTGAACTTGCTATTGCACAGTTCTCAGGCAAGAAGAAAACTAAAAGTGTGTTTCCGCTAGTAGCAAAAGACTTTGGTAAGATGATGGTAGGCTTAGGTGCATCAGTAGCACTGGTCCTAGCAATACATTGGATCATTGTTCCTAACGGTTACGGACTATAGCTCGGAAAGGCAGGGAACGACGACCCTGCCTAACTACATATTAATATGATAAAAGATTGGGACATAAAAGATATCTGCAGAACAGTAGGCAGGATAACTTGGGCTGCAACTGATCCAAGAATGGACGGCTTTAATACCTGGGGATGCAAAAGAGAACTGTACGAACTGTTATTCTTTGTACAACAGGAACTAGACAAGTGTAGCACCTACGGTGATGTAGAAGAAGACTATCTAAAGAAACACGATCAGGAGATGATGCTACGAGCATTAGGTAAAAAATGAAAATAGGAATAGCAGGTTACGGCTTTGTAGGCAAAGCCCAAGAACTTATCTTTAAAGACTATCACGATATTATCATAAGCGATCCAGCACAAGGCCAGTACGGTAATCTTGCTCACGCAGATTGTGTTATCGTTTGTGTTAGCACACCGCAGAAAGAAATGAGCGGACACTGTGATGTAACAAATGTGTGTGATGTCATTGACGAATCATCTGATGTTCCTGTACTCATCAAAAGCACTATCTCTCCAGAAGGCTGGAGACTTATTACTGATACTTGTGCTAATAAAAATATCACGTTCTCACCAGAGTTCCTACGTGCAGCACATTGGCAAGAAGATGCAAAGAACAAACGTGACTATTACTTTGGAGGTGAAAGTTGCAACTACTGGAGCGACTTATATCTGCGAGCTTTAGGCCCAATCAATGTTAATATTGGGACGCCCGAAGAACTTATTCTAATGAAGCAACTTAGAAATAGTTACCTAGCAACCAAGGTAACTTTCTTTAACCAAGTTTACGATTATTGTACTGGCGAAGGTGTAGACTTTGAACAGGTGCGTAAGTTTATTACAGCAGATGATCGTATAGGTGAAAGTCATAGTCACGTAACTCAAGAACGAGGCTTTGGAGGACATTGTTTGCCCAAGGATACCCTTGCAACGGTACGCAGTGCAAACGTCAGTGCCAATACTCGTATGACACTACTTGAAGAAGCATTAGACTATAACAAGTCAATACGCAAAGATTAGATAGGCTCTCCTGGCAACCAGTCTAAGCAAACACCGTAGACTTTCCCTGCGAAGTCACTGTTATCAAAGTTTTTGTTGATTCTATCTTCAGCAGCTAGGCACAATTCTTTTGTTTCAAATTGTAAAGCACTCCAGCCGTCGGGCGCAACAATGTCCCCGGGCAACCAATTACCGTCTTGCATCAGGAACATTACTACTAAAAAGTATTTCACTTTATTCTTTATTGTATCTTTCTAAATTAGCAACATAGTTTACCATGCTGTGATCTGAAAAGTTATCAATACTCCCTTGTTTTAGGCCCATCCACATACCACGCCAACGATCTTTAACACGCTGCCAAGGAGTCATTTTCCTTACGTTGCCGTAAGCGTTCATATAGTGTTCAGTACCGTGATGTACATAACCCATAGCTGCTAGTGGAACCCGTGTAACAATATCGTTATTATTGACCCAACGATGATGTTCTACATTTAGGCTTTTACAGTAAGCTCTCCATCCTACTCTTGGCGAACCAAATGTGTATAGTTCAATAGGATCGTTTAGATCGATATTGTGTTTGCAACGGCTTGCCATAATAGTTGCCATTGCCGCTCCTAAACTATGTCCACAGAACCAAAGTGTTTTATTTACATTGGCTTTACGGTTTATGTCTTCTTCGACCATAGGCCAAAGTTCGTCTACTTCTGCTTTGAACCCTCTGTGTACCCTGCTGACAGTTTCAGCCATTACAGGCATTGCTTTGAGATCTGCTTTAATATCGTTAAACTCGCTCGGTTGTGTTCCTCTACAAGCAATAACAATATCATCTTTGTTCATAAAACGGTATGCCTGAGCACCATCCCTGTTATAAAATTCTACTGTGGTAAACCCTAATTTTTTCACTTGACTTTTTGCGTCTTTTTCGTTACAATAAGCAATACTAGCAAGTTTCGCAAATAGCAAGGAACGTTCTTTGAAAGTCATTTTTGATATCGACATTTTGCCCTCCTCGTATATGCAATATTTATGTGTATGTTAAGGTAAATACACATAAGGAAGTTACAATGAAAAAGCATACTAGATCTATACTACAAGAATTAAGTAATCTTCATCCTATCCGTAAGGATAATGATTATTTGATTGATACTACAGCTAATAATATAATCGAAAGTGCAATTAATCTACTCAGTAGAATACATAGTGTTTATGATCAAGACACAGCCAGTGAGCTTGAAAGACGTTTTATTAATAGTATTAAAGCAGGCGATCCACGTAAATTCCGTAGAAGTATGAACAAAATAATTGAGAGTAAAAAGAATGACGATTCTTAAAGAAGGTGGTAATGTTTTTAAAACTGATCAAGGTCCGCTTACACAGCGTATTCCTACATCGGCTGTAAGACCTACTGTTAGCGCAATAGAAAAGATTACAGGTTTAGAGTTTGTAGATGATGACCTGTTAGGTACCACAGGCAAGAAGGTAGATCCAGACGGAACATTTGAAAAGAACAGCTCGGGCGACTTAGATCTAAACACTGATCTAAACAAGATAAGCAAAGACGAGTTGATTGCAAAACTTACTGCCTGGTGCAAGAAGCAAGGCATTCCAGATAATGAAATAATGAATCAAGGTCGTAAGTTTACAGGCGGCTGGATACACAATGCTGGTGACCAAGTACACTTCCGTATGCCTATCCAAGGCGGCGAAGGCTATGTGCAAACAGACTTTATGATGACAACTAATCCAGACTTGCAACGTGGAGCCAAGCGTGGCGGCACAGAACAATACTCAGGTAAGGACAGAGCTATACTATTGTCTAGTATTGCAAGAGGTAGAGGCTACAAGTTTAGTCCTAAATTTGGTGTAGTTGATCCAAACAAAGGCGACGAAGTAGTTGCAGATAACTGGAACGATATTGCAGTTGTCCTATTAGGCAAAGGTGCTACTGAGGCAGACACGCATACTGTAGAAAGTATGCTTGCAAAGATTAAAGGTGATCCTAACTATCAAGAACTAATTGCTCCTTGGAAAGAAGCAATGGAAAAAGAAGGTAAGTCAGTACCTGAAACACTTGCTGACCGCAATCACGATCGTGTAGTTGAACTAATGAAGGCACTAACTAGATGAGATTTACAGAATTTCGTATTTTAAAAGAGGATTGGGTATGCGGCAAATGCAATGCAGAACCCTGTGTTTGCGAAAGTCTCTCAGAAGCAGCAAAGGTGGGTAGAGAATACCAACACCTAGAGGATCTTGTGTTTGTAAAAGGATCACAAGGTGGAATGGAGGCAGCAGATATATTAGAAAAGCTTGGCTCAGACTCAGGAGATGTTGCTATCAAATGGGACGGCAACCCTACTATCTATTGGGGACGTGAGCCAGATGGACAATTTGTTCTTGTAGGCAAGAACGGCTGGGGCAGAAACAAATCAACTTCAGCAGAAGACCTAAGTCGTTTTATCCAAAATTCAGGCAAAGGTGTAGAAGAAGAACCATGGAGAGCAGACTTTGGTGCTGAAATGGCAGAGGTGTTCAATATCATGAAAGCAGCTACACCTCCAAACTTCCGCGGATATGTATACGGAGATTTATTATACAGTCCACGTAAACCGTTTAGCACTACTGACGGAGCAGTAGAATTTGAACCCAATAATGTCAAATACACAGTAGATACGAAGAGCCAACTCGGCGGACGCATAGCGAATTCAAAAGTTGGTGTAGTAGTTCACACAAAATTTGATGAATGGGGCAGCAAGTCTGGCACACCTATTAAAGATGTAAAAGAACTTAATTCTCAAGACGCTGTAGTGCTAGGACAAACTTATGTAACACATCAGCCCACAGTAGACACAAAAGAGGTTGACAGCATAAGAAAAAGAGTGCAAAGTAGTGCAAAAGCAGTAGATGCATTTCTAAAGGGTACACAAGGATTAAGTAACCCTGGACAAATTATCTACACTTATCTAAACCAAATGGGAAAGGCTAAGAACCTAAGTCAATTAGAATCAAACTTTTTTAATTGGTTAAAGCAAAGTAAAGTAAGTCAAGGACAGCAAGCAAAACTAGCAGCATTAGAAGAACAAACTGGTGGCTTAACAGCAATACTAGGACTTGTAAAACAAATTATGTCTGTAAAGGATCATATCATAGATCAATTAGACGATGCTGACGCAGACGTTAAGGCAACAACAAAAGGCGAAAAGGGTGGCGAAGGTTACGTTGCTCTCGGAAGTAAAACTAAATTAGTTCCACGTAATAGATGGACACCAAATTAAGGAAATAGATATGAAAATAAACGAAGTAACAGAAGCAGGAATGGAAACAGATCCTAATCACAAGATACTGGCTAACATTGGTAGAGCATTGATGAGGCACAGTGAAACAGCTTCGATGAAAGGTAAGTCAGATGCAGAAATTGACATGTTTAACAAAATGTCAGTCTTAGGTAATGCGCTTACAAAATTTGGTACTACATTTGGACCAAGAAGTGTGCAAGATCTCGAAAAAGAAAGTGGTATGAATTCGA